GTTGAGCAATGACGTTCTTTGCATCAGCCAAAGCATTAACCAAGCCAGGTTGGTCAGGTAGCCATTCACCAAAGGTTAAGCGTTGAGTTGCCATGTGTTGTTTCCTTGCGATACATTAGCCCAAACATTCGTGTCTGCGCTTACCTCTGTCCATACATTTTCGCTCTGCGTAACTTCAGTCCATACATTGTTATCAGATGCAACAACAGTCCATGTATTGTCACCCTCTGGGACATTTGACCAGTTATCGCCAATCCTAATACCAGTACATACAAGAGTCACGGAGCCATTGGCATTTGCACTTGTTGACAAGATGGCATAAGGTAATGCAGTTGCATTGGCATTGGCATATACAGATGCCTCACCAGCATATTCAACACCACCTAAACCAGTTGCACTAGATTCAGCGGTAACATCTGCGCCACTTAGCCGCACTCTGATTGCATCACCAGAGATTGTTGCATCAGCGGTTACAGATCCGTCTCCAATGCGAACACGAATACTAGATGCGCTTACGCTAGCAGAGCCATTAACACTGGCTTGTGCATACCTAATGACATAAGGCGCACACAATACGCTTGCCAATGCGCTAACAGATGCAGAGCTAAGGCGAATCCTTGTGCCAGCACCCTCAATGGTTGCAGAGCCTATACATGCACCAGAACCGCTAAAGATGCGGTATCCAGTAGCAGTTGCACTTGCTTCGCTTGTTACAGACGCAGAACTTAGGCGAATCCTAATTGCTTCTGATTCAGATTCTGCACTACATGAGACAGAAGCATCACCAAAACGCTCACGATCCGAATTGGTCTAGCTGTTCAAGTGTAAAAGGCCCACAAACATCAGCCATATTAAGCCAGCGTTACAGTCAAGCTACCAGAAGCAATCTTGAATACGTCACCAGTCTCAATCGTCTTAGAGGCAGTCAATGCACCGTGGTACAACAAGTTGCCAGACGATGATGCGTCATACACGCCAAAGTGTGTGATTGTGCCCCATGAACCAGTTGCTTGAGGAAACTGAATGTCAGCAGTAGTGGTAGACGCACCATCTGAAGGCGAACCAAATGTCGCTGCTTGACGTGCATAAGAACCACCAGAGACTTCAGTGCCTGAGCCTGCGTCAGTAGGATCTGTTGTGAAAAGAGCCACATATACTGCGGCAGGGCTGGTGTAGCTCGTATTACGCAATGTAGCGTTAACAAGAGCGTTTTCCAAGTAATTAGACATTGCGGCCATGATTTACCTCATACGTTTTTCATTGCGATAGGAACACCCGAATACTCACTACGATTATCCGAGTCTTGCACTTGCTTGACACCCTTCTCATACATGGCAATCCATGTCTGCAATCGAGCATCATTCATTAGATACGGTTCCGCTTCAATCAATGATGCGTAAACCAAAAGATCAGGCGTATTAGCCAAGAACGCATTACTAGAGTTGCTGTCGCTTAATAATGTAGGAGCAGAGTAGTACAACAACTTAACTGTATATGCTGTGTCTGGGATAGGAGCCAACTGGAACTCGTTTGCCAAAATGGTGTAGCTCAATGGCTTACCAGATTCCGTATTGCGAGTAGAGCGTGTAAATGCGCTAGGAGAAGCATACGACAATGCTTGTGCTGGATTGCCAACAACAAAGAAGTCACGCACTTCTAAGAAGTCAGAAGGCAACTCAACAGTAGAGTCGCTTGCAACGGTAGCGGTTGTAACAGACTTCAACATCTGACGAATACGCAACTCACGGCGTAAACGATATTCAGCAAATTGAATAAATGTTGGAATCTGGTCGGTCAAATCAGAACGAGCCAGATAACTAGCAACTGTGTCTTTCAGTGCGGAATATGATGTGACATTCATACTTTGCCTGGCCTTGTTCTAAAGAATCGGTTGTCAGGATGATTCAACCACGCCTTAAAGCGTTTCTCATCCAATACGTGAAACCCTCGCATAATGCCCTGTTTATTTAGGTCATCAATGACAGTCAATGGAACAGATGCAATCTTATTTCCAAACGGATCATCTGACCATTTGGTGCGCTCATCGTACAAATTGAACTCTTTTACGTTCTGTTCAACGATGTCAGATACATCTTGGCTAGTCTGAATAACCAGACCACCATCTCCATCAGCGTGTGCGGTTTGTTTGCGAAAGTCCATGCGCCAATTCTACGATAGTTATGGTTAAAGAGGAATATGTGTCCAAGTTCTTCCAATTCTCACGCCTCGAACACAATTTGACGAAACATTCAACATCCTAGCAAGAACCGCATGAGGCAAGTTGCTTGCTCGAATAAATCTCACCTTTTCTTCATCTAGGAGAGATTTTCCATTTTTTACGCCAACTGGTATTTTGAGATTTCTTCTACCTTTGGCAATCATATCTTGCGTATTATCTTTGGAGGTCCCAAGAATCAAATGCTCTGGATTGACACATGATGGATTGTCGCATTTGTGCATCACAACCATACCACTAAGTATTTCTTCTTGATTGTGCATAGACCAAGAAAATCTATGCGCTAAAAAATAACCATCGCTTTTTGAACCTTTTGACAAGACTCCATATCCATTATTTTTTTTACCTGACCAATTCCAACAATCATTAGTTTTTACAACAAATCTCCAAAACCGTTCCTCTGGAGGTGCATGGTTTTTTAACCCACCATTTACATCGCCATATTTTTTAAATCTCTGGTAATGTTTGTTGCAAAGACCAAATGCATAAACTGAGCCATCACAGTTTTCTACTGTACACATAAAAATGCCCCCACAAGTTAATGTGAGGGCATTATATCACGTAAGATAACTATCGTGTTACGAGAGATCCGCTATGATTCCATGAGCAGCTTGGTTCTTAACTTCAAGGGTACATTCACACAGAATCTGTGTCATGTCTGCGTCACCAGTCTTAGCCAGTTCGACAGTCTTGAAGGGGCGCAGATAAGCAACTGCGGCCATTTCGGGGTCAACCACGAAAGCCACTTCGTCACCAGCGTTGGTGCTGTTCATGAAGCGGTTAGGAACCACAGAAACAGTACCAAAGTCGCTCAAGTAGATGTCAGCAGCACCGATGATGGTGGTAGCCTTGTCGGTAGGAGCCATGTAACGCTGTGCAGCGATACCAGCAAAAGCCGACACGGTTTGCTTGTGAGCAGGGTTAACCATCAACACTTTAGGATCGCCACCAGACTCGTAGACTTCTTTGATAACAGTCTTGAGGATGGTTTCGGTGAAAGTGCGGTCAGTACCATCGGTACGAGCAGTAGTACCAGCAGAGCCAGCAACACCGCTAGTACCAAAGTCGCCGTTCGATGACAACCATGCTTGCAGACCACCCAGTTGACGAGCAGTAGAGCTATCGCCGTTAGAGGCAACTTGGTTTGACAAGAAAGTCAATTCCATGTCACGCTTGATTTCGGCAGAAGCCTTAGCCAACTGGTAAGCCTTTTCGCTCTTACGACCAGCTTTGTCAACTGCTTCCAAAGTACCAGAAACTTTAACGGTTTTCTGGAAAATCTGAGTGCGGTTGCCAGAACGAGTCGTGGGAGACATAGTGGCATCAGAAGCGGCAGCACCTTCAACAGCAGCATTGGTCAGCACAGCGGCTGCCAAAGCGTCAGTTTGCCATTCGTGATAAACGGCAGTAGCCTTGGTTTTACCAACAGACGACATGAATGGGGTGTCGGTGGGAGAGATGTTATAAATAACATCGCTGAGGTCTTCACGCTGACCAATAGCGGTATAGGTTTGATAAGTTGCCATGATTTACTCCAAATTACAAAAAACGTTCAAATACATTAGCAGCGTCACGCACTTTCCCTGAAGAACGTAGACGTTGCATAGCCTTTTTGTCTGCGTCTGACTTTGTAGGTGGCGTAGAAGTTCCGGCCTTTAGAACCTTCGGAGCCTCATGGACTTTCTTCATCGTCTCAGGTTTGGCTTTCTGAAGTTTCTCAAACTTCATCGCTTGATACAACGTCAACACAGCTCGGTGATCGTACAAATTCGCAAGCTCTTGGTCTGTGTAACCAATGGACTTGGCATAGTCACGAATCTCTCGTTTCAGCTCTTGTCCCTTGTCACCGCCAAACTCAGGAACCGCCTCAACCAATCGTTGCGCTTCGGTCTGGAGATGAGTTTGCAGTCTCTGCTGTTGCTCCGCTTGTTGCACATTGGCAATGCGTTGTTGTTCAGCACGAATAACCGCTAACTGCTTCTCCTTCTCGGTACGCTCTGCCACTTTCACGGCATAACCGATGGGATCGCTTTCCTTTAGAGCCTCTAGGTTTTCACCCTGCATCTGCTTCGTCAGAATCTGATCGATTGCTTGCAGACGCTGTTTGTACGCCTCACGCTCTTGATTCAATGTCGCTAGCTTCGCTTGCTCGGCCATAATAACCTTGCGTTGCTCTGCTAACTGTTGAGATTTTTGGGTGTAATCCTTACTGCGCTGATAGCCTTTAATCAGTTCATCTTCGTCAACTTCGACTTCTTCGCCTGCGGCTTTGACCCGATACTTGCGCTTGGGTTGCTCAGGTTCAGATTCTTCGTTTTCGGATTCTTCGTTTACCTCGGAATCTTCAGAATCACTATCGGCTTCTGCTTGCACTTCCTCTTGTTCTTCAGGTTCCTCTTGAACTTGTACCTGTTCGGTAGGTTCATCTGGCTCCATCATTCCCAACAGGGCATTTGCAGCTTGGTTTACGGTTAGGCTTTCACTCCCTTGCGGGTTGGTGTTTTCCATTGTCATCTCACTTTAATTACCAGATACCGTCTGGCCGGTGTAATCAAATGATTACAGAATCTTCCATTTCTTCTTCTGAATCGTCGTCTCTGCGGCAATGCCTTGCAGATGTCCAACAAAGTTATCCAGAAAATGAATGTTGAGATATGCACCTTCTCTATCTTCGATGCAATCCCGATTGGAATTGATAATAGCATTTATTTGAGCAAATTTCAATTCCTCAATAATTTCTTTAAAGAAATCATCTTCAAGAAGTCGTTGTGCTCGTTCGGCACGTTCGTATTTATCCATCAAACAAATTCCTTTGGATCAGCCAATGTTGCCTTTGTTGGGATGTCTTTCCAAATCATTCCACAGACAAATGCGCCAGGGAAAATAACCAGTTCGCCAATGGTTGATTTGATTGTGCGTGGCTTCTTACGAACCTTGTTGTCGTAGAAGGCTTGCATAACATCAGTCCAGAA